TTATTGCAAAAAATACTCACATAGTCCTTTCCCACAGCTCCCTTCTTATCGGGTGCCTGTTGATCCGCTGGTTCATGTCAAACCACTCCAGGGCGGTTCTTCCCGTGTTGTCCCTAAGCCTTGCGTCAGCACCGGCTTCAAGCAGAAACTCTATGGTTAGCGGATGATTTTGCGGGTTGGCGGCGGTCAGTATCAGGGCGCTCTGGCCTTGCGCGTTGACGGCATTTACGTCTGCTCCTGCTGAAAGCAGCACCTGGAAAGCTTCCGGGTTCACAAGGAAAGTACGGGCCGCCATCAACAAGGGTGTCCAGCCATCGGAAGTTACGGCATTTACGTCCGCGCCGTTGTCAATCAGTATTCTTGCCTTTTCCGCATGGTAGGAATAGAATGTCCCCCCACGTGTGAACACCGCAAGGAGCGCCCTGGTCACGTCAGTGCTGGCCCCGGCGTTTATCAGCAGCTCAAGAATGCGCGGGTTCCCGGACGCTGCGGCGTGAACCAGCGGGGTGACCCCCCGTCTGTTCGCGCGGTGCGCATCCGCGCCGTGGCTTAGGAGAAGTTCAACAACGTCATCCCTGCGGCGGCTGATTGCTCCCATCAGCGGCCTGTCTCGCTGTATCCCTTCCAGCTCTGTATCTACGCCGAGAGCAAAGAGTTTTTGGAACGCTTCAAACGGGGCTTGCGCGAATAAAAGTTCGTGCCACGGACATTCATAGGTACGGTACCACAGACGGGCATTGTATTCTTCAAGAAGCCTGATGACTTCAGGGTCTTCGTAAAAAAAACGGAGACGCCTCTGCTCCTGGGCATAAACGAAAACAACCGCCAAAAACAATGCCGCCGTAATTACCATCTTTTTCATTGCTCTCCCCCTCAATTACACATCATTAAGATTCGGATGTATCCAACTATAAACACGCCCATAAAGGTGAAACCTGTCATAAAAGCCGTCCGCTTCCATATCTAGTGTTATCAGCAATTCCGCTTTCTCAAGATCGGCTACCCGGACAGAATAGATTTTTATTTTCTTTGAAATCTTGTCGAACTCCAACAGCTTGCAGAACACTTCCCCGTCAAGCGAAAAGACGTAGATATCGTCTTTGAGGCGTTGGCCTTCTTCGGTGTTGAAAAGCACATAATCGCCGTTTTTGATTCCTGCCCCCACCATTGAGTTCCCCTGCACGGAAAGCCCAAACAGGCGACCGAGCTTAAGGCTTGGGAGCAGCGAAAAAATGTCAATATAGCCCTCTATGTTTTGCTCATCTTCCCAGTCTGCGCCAATCCCGCAAGATACCCTCTGGTTTAGCAAAGGGATTTTATAGCTGTTTTCAGTTTTCGAGATATTTTCAAGGGCCTTGTCTTGCTTTTGGTTTAGCAGCATCTCCCCTTCACCGGTTAAAAGCCAATCTATATTGATACTATATACTTCACGCAATTTTATCAAAAAATCAGTAGACGGTGGGAAAGTGCCTTTTTCATATCCTGCAAGGGTTGGGCGTTTAATACCCAGTTCTGTAGCGAAGTTACTTTGATTGAAATTTAGTGATTCTCTTAAGTCCACTAACCTTTGACAAATATTCGACACTTTTAAAAGTTCCTTAAAATATATGTCAGAATTTCATCTTTTTTGCTTGACAAAATGCCGAAAATCCGACAATAATACTATCGTCAAGTATGAAATCATACTTGACCGTCAAAAAAGAAGATTGAGGGGAACGGCGACCAAACCCACCCCTCAATCCCAAAAAACTACCCCCTTAGGGGGAAGGAGCGCATTATGGCACGGAAATTAAACCGCGCAAGGAGAAAAGCTATGGGAATATCCATAACTCCGCAGACGGGTTGCTGGCTTCATTACCAATTGAAGCTTCGCAATTTAACCCTGGAGCCTGTCGCCCAAAAGGCGGGAGTCTCCCAGATGATGGTAACACATTTTCTGAAGGCACGCAAGAATTCAGAAAAGGTAAAGAAAGCCCTTGCCGAAGTTCTTGGCTACCCCAGCTTTGAGGCCCTCATCGCCGCCAGCCGGGGCAAGGAGGCGGTATGAAGTATATAGGCCCATACGTGAAGCGGTTGGAGGCACTTGCTCCTTTGGCCGAAGCCCTCAGATTTTTGCAGGACAAAGTAGCGATGAATTTACCCCGTGATTTTGAGCGCTGGCAAAACTCAGTATTCGGAGCCAAAGTGCGTGCCATTGAAGTGGACGGACAGTTCCGCTTTGTGACCAGACTTTTCAGCCTTGTAATGGATTTTGATGTTAACACAACTCTTGCAAAAATTGGGTTTGATACCCCTTGCCGCATTATGAGGGACGTAAGCGAAGGCAAGCTAGGCCTTGCCCCGATCTCAGCTTTGTTGAAGTACAGAGAAGAACACCAGGACGAAATTTCAACATGGCTGAAAACCAATACAGGGGACGGCTATATCTCCAATGAAGATTATGTGAATTGGCTTGGGAATGGAGGCCCCTCCCGTGCTTTCAAAGAGGCGCAAGAGTGCAAAAAAGCGGAGGAGCTTATCAAGCAAAAACACGAGGCATGGTTGCAGAAAATGGGAGGCAAAAGATGATCACTTCCTGGACAGAATTCTTTAACGCGGTAGAGCAGATGCGGGAATGTCAGAAAGAGCATGCCCGGACAAACAGCCTTTCCGCCGGATACGCCGCCAGCAAATGCGAGAAAGCGGTGGACGATGTTATCAAAGAAAAACGCGACCAGTGGGCGCGGGAAAAACAGCCGGAACTCAACATGGGGGGAAAAAAATGAGCGAACAGAAATTTATGACCGACAGCCAGGGGCGGCAGGTGCCGGAAGAACTGGTAAGCGAGATTGACAAACTGCGGGATCAGACCGTCCGCAAGATTGCCGATGAAGCCATGAAGATGAAGAACGTCCTCGCGGAGTTCAAGCAGCGCATCCGCGACGACATCCACACGTTCGTTGACATCTCCGCAAGCAGGTACGGCAAGTCCTGGGGCGGCAAGAAGGGCAATATCACCCTGACAACATACGACGGCAAGTACCGCCTTATCGTCTCGATAAACGACCGGCTCTTTTTTGACGAGCGGCTCCAGGTGGCGCGGGAACTGATAAGCGACTGCATCGAAAAGTGGTCGGAAGGTTCCCGGAGCGAAATCCGCATTCTTGTGCAGGACGCTTTCCAGGTGGACAAGGCGGGGAAGATCAACACGGCACGGGTTCTTGGCCTGCGGCGGCTTGAGATACAAGACGGCGACTGGAAAAAGGCGATGGCCGCCATATCCGACAGTATACAGGTTTCCGGGAGCAAGCAGTACCTCCGGTTTTATGAAAAGAACGATCAGGGGGAGTATGTGCAGATTCCCCTTGACGTGGCGGCACTGTGACCGGGCCGGGGGAGGAAACCATGACGGGATTTATTTACCGCAGGGCAATGGCCCTGAAAGACCTGGGCGAGCGTACGGGCTGGAATTGGCTCAGGTGCATTGGTTATGCGCTAAAGGAGGTGGCGTACCGTGGAAAAATTAAGTAGCCAGGAACGGATTATCGAGATTGTCCGGCATCTCCACATGAACCACACAACCGGATTAACCAACAAAGAATTGGCAAAACTTGTTGAAACATCGGAGGTGAATATTTGCAGGGACTTGCAGATATTCCGTAAGTACCAATGGGTTCAGCGCGGCGAAGGGGAACGCTGGCGCTTGTCTCCAGAATTTGGAGGCATCGCCGGGCAGATTATGAAGTCGTACCAGACAGCCAAGCTGAAATTATCCGAAGAAGAGGCGATGTATGCCTCGGCAATGCAATAAGGAGAAAACGATGGCAAGAAAAGACAAAGCAATTCCGGTGGAAGCGCGTGCTATGGACCTTGTAGCCGCAGAAAAGCGGGAAGTAGAATTGACTGCTGAAAAAGCCCTTGAGCTTTACGGTGATGGCCTTCCTTATGAACGGCTTAGATACATGGAAGAAGTAAAAAGCTTTCTTGACCTAACACAAAAATCAATTATTGAGGCAGGAAAACGGCTTATTATTCTTAAAACAAAAGAAAAACATGGCGGTTGGTTGCAAACCCTCGAACAGATTGGGATACCCCGTAGGACAGCCTCGCGCTTTATGGATATTGCGCGGCGATTTGGCAAATGGGCCAATTTGGCCCATTTGAACACTGCCAAGATAGAAGCCCTCGAAGATTTAACCGAAGCCGAAGTTGAAGACCTCAACGACGGCAAGGACGTTTTGGGCATCAACCTGGATGACATTGACTGCATGACCGCCACTCAGTTGCGGGGTACTGTTCGGGAAGGCCGCAAGCAGCTAGCGGAAGTACAGGCGAAAGCGGATAAAAAGTTTGACAGGCAAAAAGAAAAGCATGAACAAGTCGTTCGGGAAATGTCCAAAGAGCTCGAGGCATTAAGGCTGCGCGACAGCAACCGCCAACCGCTCACCAAGGAGCAAAAAGCGGCGGCGGCACTGGCCGAGTTCACCAGCCCCTATACGGAGGCCGTCAACAAAATAACACAGGCTATCCGCGAAGCGTATTCGATACTTGACCAGGCCATGCGAATACCATACCTCGACTACGTGCAATTGAACGCATGGGTAAACCAGTTCATGCCGGATATGAACGGCGCGAGTAAAGCGTGGAAGGTGTGGCTTGGCACGTCAGACGAAGCCCGGCCGATGAGCGAATTCAAAATAAGCGATCTTGACGAGATCGACCTTGACAGCGTTCCGCAGGCAGAGGCTTAAAGTGTACGAAGCATGGGCTGACAGAATGAAAGCCGCCTCCGGCGCAAAGGAGAGAAAAGCAATTGTTGCCGACATGTGTCGCATGTTCGCCTTTGGCGAGGACAAAGCGTATCGGGAACTGGGCAGGGCTGGATGGAAATCGGGGCGGGCGCGGCGGCGGGACGCTGGAACAACGAGCGCGAACGAGAAAGCTGTGGCACTGACCGCCGGGCTGCGCCGTGCCGGCATATCGAAAGACGGCAAGGCAACGATGCCGCTGACAGTGGCCGCCGAGGTGGCTATCGCCCGCGGGGAAGACCCGGGCGTGGGGATGAGCAGGCTTCGGCAGATACTGCGGGAGCGCAAGCTGTCCGTTGCTGATATGAAAGCCCGCTCGCCCTATGCTTTCCTGCGCACAGAGCACCCAAACCAAGTGCATCAGGCCGACCCATCCGTGTCGCGGCTGTGGTTCCCGCCGGGCGGCGGGCGGGCGCGATGGCTGGGGAAGGCCGAGGTCAACCGAAACAAGAACCCGCAAGAGGGCAAACTAAAACTATGGCGATACGTGCTAACCGATCATTATTCCGGCTCCGTATGCGCCCGCTACTACGCCTCGATGGGAGAGACCTCTGCAAATATGTGGGACTTCCTGTTGTACGCATGGGGAAAGAAAAGCATAGGGGCGTATGTATTCCACGGACTGCCTGACATCCTTATGTGGGACGCGGGGAGCGCAAACGGCGCGGAGGCTACGGTCAACGCGCTGCGGGCATTCGGGGTGGAAACCCGCGTACATCTGCCCGAACACGCATGGGCAAAAGGGTCAGTGGAAAACGGCAACAATCTGGTAGAAACGCAATTCGAGAGCCGCCTGCGTTACGAACTTCCTGAAAGCATGGATGCGCTCAATGCGGCGGTGGAAAGGTGGTGCGCGGCGTGGAACGCGAATCTTATACCAGGGCGCGAATGCCTATTGCGCCGCGGGGACAAGGCGAATGTCCGATCAACCCTATGGTTACGCATCACGCCTGAGCAACTGCGGGAACTACCGGATGCGGAGACCTGCCGGCAAGTATTCGCAAACGGAATACAGATCCGCAAGGTTGCCGGAAACATGACCGTAGGCATAGCCCACCCCCGCGAAGGGCGTTCGCTGCGCTACAGCGTCCGCGACCTTCCCGGAATCATGGCGGGCGACAAGATACGCCTCCAGCCGGTACTGACAGGGGACGGACGCAACTGCCTTGCGATGGTAACAGACAAGGGCAAGGAGATAGCTTTCGAGCTTACTCCCATAGAGTTCGATGCTGCCGGATTCGCCGCAGAGGCTCCGGTGATAGGAAAGGACTATAAGGCCCAGCCGGACACGCCGCGTGAGAAGGCAATGCAAGATCTTTCAAAAAGCGTTACGCCGCTCGCCGGAATCGCGCATAGCCATATTACCGGGGAAAGCCCCTGGGTGCGCGGCATAACCGGGAGCGTGATCGAAGTGGCCGAAACCGTGCACACCCATGAGATTGTCATCAGCGCGGTGGAGGCGGCCAAGCGCGTAAAAGCGGAATGCGGCTTCCTGCCGGACGGGTTCATCGACACAATGCGGGCGCAGTACCCCGAAGGGGTGCCCACAAGGGCAGTCGATGATTTTATCAAACAGCGCAAGCCAAAGACCGAGGCCCCCATCAACACGAAGGGCTGGCTTATCGAAGGCGGCGCAAGCCCCGACCGGGAAATCGAGAAAACCCAGGCGGGAGAAAACCAAAGCAAAATTGCATAAAGGAGCAAACAATGCTGCAGTTGAAAACATTCAAAAAATTCAAACTCAAACAAGACCCCTTTGCCGCAGATGTGGCAAAGGCTGACGACGTGTACTTGACCGACGACACCCGGTTCGTCACCGAGTACCTTTTGCAGACGGCGAAGGCCGGGGGCATGGTCGCCCTGGTCGGCGAATCCGGCAGCGGCAAAACAACCCTGCGCCGCTACGCCATAGACCGCATGGCAGCGGACGGGGAAAAGGTGCGGGTCATCGCCCCGCGCTGCGTTGACAAGACGCGGCTTACAACCGCCAGCATCTGCGACGCAATCATCGCCGACTGCTCCGCCGAAGCGCCCAAGCGGACGCTGGAAGCCAAGGCGCGCCAGGTGGAGCGCATCCTGACCAACTCAAGCCGTGCGGGCTACAGCCATGTCCTGATGATAGAAGAAGCGCACGACCTGGGCATCCAGACCCTCAAGTACCTCAAACGCTTTTGGGAAATGGAGGACGGCTTTAAAAAACTTTTGGCGGTAATCCTTGTCGGGCAGATTGAGCTGAAGTCCAAACTCGACGAGAGCAAAAACTGGGAAGCGCGGGAAGTCATACGGCGCATGGAAGTGCTGGAAATTGAGCCGCTTGGGACGGGCACGGACATAGCGGCGTACCTGGACATAAAGTTTGGGCGGCTGGAAAAAGACCGCAAGGCGGTTATCAATGACGATGGTTGCGAGGCGCTGTCCGCGAAACTGCGGCGGCAGACCCGTAACGGCGTGGTGTACTCTGTGGCCTTCCCCCTGCTGGTGAACAACTGGACGCGCCGGGCGATGAACCAGGCGGCGGAACTCGGCGCTTCCGTGGTTGACGCGGAAGTTGTGAACAGCCTGTAAGAGAAAGGATTGGGAGGGAAGCAATGAAGCAAATACAGATCACCATTCCTGAGCAGGCTTTCGAGGCGATGAAAGCTCAGGCTAAAAATATGGGGGTAACGCCAAACCTTTTGGCGCGGCTGAAACTCGTAGAGCTATTTTTTGGAGCTGGCGTCGATGCTGATGGGAAGGTCTACAGCGTGCGGTTAAGAAACTGGCGTGAAATCGAGGCGTACCTGAAAGTTAGAGGCGTAAGTTTGAGCGAAATAGCCACTCCCGCGCTGATGCAGCACATGAGGAGGAACGCCCTTACAACGGCGCAAAAAGAGGAGTTTGACTCCTTGCTCAAAAACTGAAACAAAACCCCTGCGGAATACTCCGCAGGGGCTCTATGGGGAGATAAAATGAAGGCAGCAGATACAGAAAACAAACGAAAACGGCTCATCCAGCTTGTACACATCGGCAAGGGAAAAATGGCCATGACAGACGATGCGTACCGCGCCTTTCTTGAAAGCGTCACCGGGAAAACCTCCTGCGCCGCCATGACCATCCGCCAGCTTGAATCGGTGCTGCGGGCCATGCGGAAACACGGCTTTGATGCCGCCCCGCGCCGGGTAAAGCCGGAAGAAAAAGGCGGGGCGAGCATTGCCCAGCTTGAGTACATCAAGGGGATGTGGGAGAAGTGCGCGCGGAACAAAAGCGACAAAGCTTTGCTGGCGTTCGTCAACCGCATTGCAAAAGTCAAGACGCTGCGGTTCCTCACCGACCACACAGCGCAGAAACTAATCCTTGCCCTGCGGGACATGATGACCAAGGCCGGGTTTGACCCAGACACATCGGAGTCGCTTGATGGGAAAACGGAATAGAACCGACGGCTCCCTTGCGGATGATTTGATCCTTGCCTGTACCGGGGGGAAGGTAACATCACAAACGGCGCAGCAGGCCATCCGCGCGCTGTGCCGTTACTGCGGCGGGATAATGATCTACATCCCCGCCGAGAAAGAAGGCGGGAAGTCGGCGGAAAAACTGCGGGGTATTATCGCGGACGCGGTGGGCGACGCGGCGGCGGCGGAAATAGCCGGAAAGATAATGAAGCTGTACGGCAATATGTCGATCTACATCCC